TAGTTATCCAATTTGAAAATAATTTAATACGATCAGCTGGCGTCATTTTTGTAGTAGCCTTTAAAATTCCTATTTTTCCAGCAACAGCAACATGATCTGAGTTCTTCGATGTGGCTTTAAATGCTTTAAGGTGTTTATCGATATTATCACCCATTTTCTGTAAATCTGCAATAGGAAGTCTGGCAATAACTGGAGCCGGATTTCCCTTTTCCATTAATACTTCTTCGGATATAGAAACTTTAATTCCGGATTCTTTAAATAAATCTGAAAGATCCTTGCCGAGATTTTCGTTTCCTCTTGATAACATTGCAGTTTCGGACTTTTTAGTAAATTGTGTCAATAATCCGATTACTTTAGCAAATGCAACCTTTAAATGGTCCCACACCTTAGAAACAACTCCTTTAGCCTTACCTAATGCATCTCTGAACCACCCCTCTGTTAATGCGGTATTGAGCATATCTTCAAAAGAATCAAGACCATATCTAACTTTCATTGCTTTAAAGATTTTCCCTAATTGTGCATCACCTTTAGCTTTCTTTAATGAAACTAAGATAAACTTTGTAGTGGAACTACCTTCAAAACTACAAATACCTTTGACCCCCACAGCACCATCTTCTTCAAATGTTACTTTCTTTTTTGCTAATTCTGAAATTACTATGCTCGCATTTTTATTACATAGTACCATGTCTGGTGTAGGGAATTTTGATCCTGTTTTCTCTATTTGGTCGTTACTTTTCTCTGCGGTATAATAATCAGTAATACTTCCATGAATAATATATTCAAATTTTCCACCTATAGCTTTCACAAAAGTAGTCATCCCACTAGCGAGATAACAAGTTTGAGCTAAATCATAAGGATTTCTAAATTTGGGATTACCGAGAACTGAAACTATTTCTGTAACTCCGGCTGTTTCATAATCATGTGATCCATTCAATCCTTTAATAATTTCATCTACTACTTTTAGATCATCATCAGGTGTAGCATTTTCATTCGATATTCTTGCTAATAAATCTTCTCCATCCAAAAATACACCTAGACATTGGGCAGTTTCAATAGTTTTTGCATTCCAATTAATTCCCCCACCATCAGTTCTTTTGATAAATTTTTCTGATACCCCATCCCTTGATCCGGTAACATGATAAACTATATTGTCTAATTCTATCCATGCTTCGACTGTTGGACTTTTAGTAAGTGTAACCTCTATTGCCCCATCAGTTTCAGCAACCTTAGTCAATAAACTATTGGCCTTAACGGGCATTCCTTTTTCATTGAGTTTATCTATATGTCCACCAGAAGGTGAAAATTGAGTACCAATAGGATATTTTGCGTCATAGATACTCATTTCATTAAGAATCTCTTCTATTAAATAATCTCTAAAATCAAGCACTTTTTCCCCTTAAATTAAAATACACTTTACTGATATATTTATAATACTAAGTTACCCCACTATTGATCCCAGGGTGATGGTGGTATATTTTGTTCTACAGCAGTCATAAACACTTCTTCGTCAAGCTCTTCCCATCCCTCACAGGTTTCTTCCTCGACTGCATCAGCAAAGAAATTGCCGTACTGGTCTTCCATTACGTAGACCTCTTCTTCATCATAATGTATGCTATTGTCCGTAACAAATAGGACATGGATCATTATCCCCATTTCAGGGAGAATGTAATACCCATCAGGCAGAAAAGCCTTGAGCGTGGGGGCTATTTTGTTTTTTTCTTTCCTATATTTTTCAAGGCTTACAACTTTATCTTCATTCAAACTTAAACTCCCCAAAATCTTTTTTGTTTTTCATTCTTCCACCGGTAGCTATATCAAATGATGGAGTATCATCTTTTTCAACTCTACCAGTATCCACCAAATCAGATTGAGATTCATCTCCCAAATCAATAAGTTTCATTTTTGCTCTATCTATTCCAACCAAAAATTTCTTATTGACAGTTGGATCACCATAACGATTCTTTAACTGTTTAACCAATATTTGATTGGCTTCTTCTAATTTATCATTACTAATAATTGCAAACATGAAGTCAGCAGTTGCTGGAAGTCCAAAACTTTCACTTGTGTCTTCTAATCCTACGTCAGTATTTTGAAATCCTTGTCTATTTGTTTGGGTTGCTGACATGATTGGTACTTTAAATTCTACTGCCAATCCTCTAAGTTCTTCTGCAATCGACTTGATATAACTGTACGAATTTGTATACTGTCCAGGCTTAATTCTAGATGAAGAACATATATTAATGTAATCAATAAAAATGATATCTGGTTTAAAATTTCTCTTGAGATTCAATTCATTCAATAATGCTCTAAAATGATTTGTACTAGCTGCTGCCGTGGGGTATTCTTTTACAATCAATCTACCTTTTATTTTATTCTTCAAATCGTCAATTTTCTTATCATACATTGATTTTGGGAGACTTTTTAAATCACCAAGATCAATATTCAACAAATTTGCATCAATTCTTTCTGCGATTCGTTCCTCTGCCATTTCCAAGGTAATGTATAGTACATTCTGACCTTGTGATATACAATTAGAAGAAAAATGACACATAAACAAGGATTTACCAACACCTGTTCCGGCCATTGCAATATTCAACGTTTTAGAAGATAGACCACCTCCTGTTATTTTATTAAAGTATTCGAGATCAAACGGTATTTTATTTTCAACTTTATGATAAAAATCATACCGATCATCAGAGTCCAAAAGGTAATCATGGCCAACATGAGGATCAAAACTAACAGAAAGAGCATCGGTAAGCAACTCAGGAATAGCACCCTTGTCTTCGTTAGATTTTTCGGGTTCATCCAATATTTTAATTGACTCGACAACGGCGTTATAGATTGCTTTGTCTTGACAGAATTTCTCGGTTGTTTCCAATAACCATGTAATATCCGATTGTTCATTTTTTTGTCCCTCCAAATATTCTAAAAGCTCTGTTACATTTTCAAATTCCTCATCTTTCAATGGAGTACTATCCAACTCAATAATCAATGCTTCTTTGGTAGGTAAACTATTATATTTATTAATAAAAGAACTCACTTGTGTATACAGTAGTTTATCTACATGTTCCATAAAATAATCATTTTTTAGGAACGGTAATACTTTTCGTGAATATTCATCGTTATGTATTAGATTTTTAAGTATTAGTGTCTCTATCCGCTGTTGCATGTTTATCCATTTGTGTTTGTATAATTTCTATTACCCATTCGCCCAATTTTTTCTCAAATTCCTTACCTTCTTCTTCTGTAATTTCATGTTTTATGTCATGTGGAGGCACCTCAATTTCATATTCATATTGACAAGCTATATCATCACCCGTTAATTCTTGTTCTACTAATTTGAATGTAGTATATCTAACTATAGCACCATGAAATTTTGAACCATCTTGAACAAGAACACATAATGATTTATCTTCTGGATCATTCGGATTTGTACATTCTTGATATGGTTTTTCCTGCGCTTCAAAAAAATTATAACTCATTTTACCTCAATTTTTTCATCAACGGTTTCTTCTTCAACCACCTCTCCTTTATCAAATCCACCATACAAAAACACCGTCTTTGCATGTGCATTTAATTTATCAAGAATTTCTGGTGTAAAATACTTTTCAGGATCATTTAAAATTGCTTTACCAAATACTTTAGAACCATCCGGCATCTCATATCTTGTAGATACTTTGGTGAAGATTCCCGCGTCTTCTGCCAACTCAATGAGTCCGTAATACCTATTCAATCCTTGATCATATCGTAAGAGAACATCAACCATTTTGTTCTCCTTAGTCAATCTAGATTTGAAATTTTTACAATGAATTATATTTCCTACAACATCGGTTCCTTCTTTTTCTTTTCTCTTGGAAAGGAATATAATAGTTGAAGCGGCATATTGCAAGCCGCTTCCTCCGCCCATTACATCAGTTGGAAACATTGTGCCCATTTGTTTGTATGTGTGATTAGTAACTAATAATGGAATACCTGCCTTACCAAGTTTCAATGTCAATACTCTGAAAGCACCTTTGACTAATTGTGCTCGCGTCATATCTTTGGTTTCTTTACCATCGGAAATATCGGTTACTTCTTTAGTAGTAGATAGCATACCAAGAGAATCTAAGCACATCAACAATGGACGTTCTTCTTGTCCTTCTCCATGACTTTGTACTACTTTTAATGCTTGATGTGTAAATTCTTGAATCGTGGTGACAGGGAGAATTATCATTCGTGAAGAATCAATTCCCCTGTCTTCTATCATTTGCTTAGTTAGAGCAGACTCAGACTCAAAATACAGAACACCGCCGCTAGGATTGTCTGCAAGAAACTGTTTGACAATGCCCAAGACAAAAAAGGTTTTTCCTGTTGCTGTCTCGCCCGCCAAAGCTGTAATCTTATTAGAAGGGATTCCACCATAAATATCTCCTGAAACTAATGCGTTTAAAATATAACTACCAGTGTCTACATATGTAGACACAT